TGTGTTGATTCCGTCGTTTCAAGGTGAATGGGGGTTCTGGATGTCTTTGCCGCCTAGCCTAACCAACCAATTCCCTGATAACTGTTCTATCATAACAAACCACTTCCAAAGTAGCATATTCCACTGGGACCGTCACTGGATGGTGCGTTAAAAGAAAAGTTGTAGATGTAAAGGGTGTTCGTTCACGTGACGGTGGTGGAATTCGCGTAGTTAGTCGCATAGCAATCTTTTACAAAGTGTCCTGCTCTTCCGCATTGAGTGCATAAATCTTTTGCTGCCCAAATCTCCATTTTTAGTGCCTCTTTATGAAACTCACTTAATTCTATTTCCACATATGATCCACCACGCACATTCAATCCCATATTTTGACATATATTCTTTTGTGATTTTGTCTTCCTCAAACGGAGAAGCATTCTCTATTGTTTTTTCAAGAGAAATAGGTTTGTATTTTCTTGTCCAAGAAGAACCACCGCCATTCATATGTTGCTGATATCTGTTTATAACATCCTCGCTTTTTCCAACATAATATTTTCCACCCTCAAGGCGAAGTATGTATATGTTCGTCATATAAGATAATATTAATGATTATTTAAGCGTCTACTATGTTCAATTTTTTGATACAAAATTGCCCGTTTAAAATGCCCGTCGGTCTATGAGAAAAAATTCTACACGCTGCGGTCAATGGCAACATGAGAAGGAACCCGACTGTACGCACACTGATGCCTTTTTCTATGGTTATGAACGAGTTTTTAAAAAATATGCTGGGTTGTTTCCTGAAAGGTATAAAAGATATATGAGTATGAATATTAGCGAATTTAAAAAACTTATACCTCGTATGCCTAAGAAAAATTGTAAACAAATAGTTATTGGCACAGGCGAAGACATAGTGATATATTTAGCGTTAAATAATCACTATATGAATTTAGGTAAACAGTTACCATTTAGGTTATTTACACCACCAGAATGGGATGAGGCTGGTAACCTATTATTTACGCAGTGTGCAGTTTCCCATCAAATTAATAATTGCCCGTATGAGTTTTTTTTTACGCATACTTCTACCTAAAAACCCAAAACGCTTATTAGATTCGGCAGAAAAGGCAAGAGTCTCGTTATTGGAAATATGTGCTATTTCAAAATACGTGAGTGATTGGAGCCTGGAATCGTTTATATTAAAGACGCCTGAATGCCTTGATTATGATATTGTGTTTGTTAAGTGAGACTTATTGTTTCTATATTTACGCTTTTTAAGGGTAGATAGGAGCCTGCGTATTATATTTAGTGCGACTTCCTTAGTGGCGTTTTTTACTAAAATACAGAGGTCTTGAAATTCCTTTTCTTTGTAGTGGTCTTTATGCATTATGTAAAACTCGTCGCCCTTTTCATTCATAATTGCCTGGTATACGCCTTCAGCCCGCCAGTGACAACGGGCTTCAAGTTCGGTGGGTTCTGATATGCGCGGTTCTTCTTCTGGTACAGGATTTTCAGTTATTTTATTGTCTTCGCTATATTTATTCATAGGAACCTTACTAAATATTTCTTCATCAGCCCATTTAATTGCTATTTTGTTGCATTGTATCAGAAAATCGCTTAGCGATAGTTCGTTCTTCATATTATTACAAGATTTACAACATGGTTTGATATTGCTTACATTGTATTCACGAATATTATTATCTAATCTATCAATACCTATCCCCTTTTGTGATTGGTAACCACAAAGATAGCATGGTTTTTGCGTTATTTCGTCCCAAGTTTCATAAGGTATTTTATAGGGAAGACCTCTAACAACTTCGGCGTTATACTTGTCCTTCTCATAACATTTTACAAAGTCACTATAGTAGTATGTATCCCATTTCTTATAGAAGCTTTTTGTTGGCTTTTCATTATTGGCAATAAATTTACATTTTTGAATAAAGAATAGCGGGTGATACATATGTTTCATTCTATTACATTTCCAGCAGGCTGTAACGCAATTATCTTTGACATAACCTTTATTGTTATTAACACGATCTATTCCGTTTGTTTCTCCTTCTGTAATACTTTTACAGTAGTAACAAGGTTGGGTAACTAGTTCACAAAATAATAGGAAATCTATGTCAAAATCACCCTTGCCTCTAACTTCAGATTTGTGTATACAACCATTATAATACGTTCGTAAATTATGAAAATGTTCCTCTTTATAATTTCTTACTCTATCCTTACGAAGTTCGTCTACTTTATTTTGATGGTCTTGACACTTAGTACAGGTAATCGATTCTTTACCATATCTTGTTAAATAAGACTCATATTCTTTTCCGCAATAAGCACAGGTGCGTTTATTACTTCCAGTTGAACCTGCTATCTTACTCATTAATTTGCGTTCATTAAACCTAGCATTATCGTATTTTCTATCTTTTTCTAAGCAAGAATCGCAACTTTTACGTGTAGTAAGTATATTAAAACAACCTCTACCAATATCACAGTATTTTATACCCTTATCTTTTTCTTCTAATCTGTATTTATCTCGTGTATGTTTGCCGCAAAATCCCTCTTCTAGAACCTTTTTACAACATCCATCATGTTTACAAGAATGTTTTTTCTTAGAATATTCTTCTTTACACTTGTTACAGGTTAGCCCTGTTTTTTCGGTCAATACAGAATCACATCCTCTAAAGAAGAATCTACACCAACGCTTTCCTTCGGCTAATCCTTCGTCGTAAATTTTATTTCTAGGATGTCTATTACAATAACCATCTAATACTGGTGGGAACTGGCATGGTTGACCTTTACGTGGCCCTTCTTGGACTTTTGCTTTACCGGCCAGTGCCGAAGTTAAGTACACCCTTTGGGTGTACAACTTCGTACGGCTGTAGTTGTAAAGTATCGTAAAGTTGAGTACAATCCTCTGAAAGGATGTGTACTTAACTTCGGTACTTCACGGTACACAATTCCATTTTTAATTTAAACGTTCGAAATTATTAATTCAAATTTACCGGAGACATTTATGAAAGTCCGCAATGTGGTCGTTATATAACGTATGTATTAGTTTTAATCTTGCTATTTCTTAGTACTAATAAGAAGTATCAAAATATTTTTCCCGAGCTGCTGGGGACACATTTAATTGGAATAGGCTAACCCACCCATACCACTCATGATACGTAACACATTATAGTTTGTAGCGTAGACACGCACCTGGGCAGACAGGGACGCAGACACCGTGTTGTTGGACAGGGTCAGGATCAGCGTCGCATTGTCAATGCGGGAGAAGTTGCAGGTGCCGCTGGGCTGGTGGTCCTCAGGCTTGAGGGCGAAGGAGTACACGTTGATGCCAACCGCGGGGATGTTTGTGTGGTGCTGGAAGGGCTGTACTAAGTTGAAGTAGCGGCCGTCGCGGACGGAGAAGCGGTCGTGGCCGTTGAGCTGTACTAACGCCGTCACGACGGGATTCTTGCCCGCAAGACCCTCCACACGGGTCACGGAGTAGCCGGACTCTAGGACGGCACGATCCCAGAAGTCGGAGTAGTTGAAGGGCTGCTGGCCCTTCCAGGGTCCAACAACGTTGTCGTCACATGATACATAAGAATCACGCTGGACAACCCACACAAGCTCCTTGCAGGGGTGGTTGAAGTTCAGGCGAATCTTGTTTGCGCTGGAAGTCACGGACTCGCCACCCGTGAACTGGAGCTGTTCGATCAGGTACTCATGGGAGACCTGGGCGAAGCGACGACGTTCGTCCGTGTCCAGGTAGATGTAGTCTACGTAGAGGGACGCAGACACAAGGCCGGACTGAGACACACGGTCGCGGACAAGGTGACCAGAGCCGGTGGTCATGTCCCAGCAGAGGTTGTTGAGGGTCTCGAACTCAAGGTTGATTTTAACCTCGTGGTACTGGAGCGCAATCAGAGGAAGAGCCAGACCAGGGTTACGGCAGAACCAGAACTGGAGAGGGATGTATAGAGTGTACTCAGGGGAGCACGCAAGAACCTCGGAAGACGCGTTGGGCTCACCAGATGTACAGTCATTGTCGCAATCCTCACCGCCTTGGGTTAGCAGGTTTACGAGCTGGGGTACGTTACCAACCATGTCCGCATAGCCGGCCTGCTTACCAGCCTCCTGGGTCAGCTCATTCCAGATGTGGAGCCAGTCACCGTAGTGCTTGTCGATCTTCTGGCCGCCGATCTCAAGCTCAACGTTATTGATTAGGTTGTGGCCAACCCAGTTGAGCCAGCGGAACTGGGCACCAGATCCATCATCTGTGGACAGCTTCACAGAGGGAAGCGTCGCCTGGAGGTAAATGCGGTGGATTAAATCACCGTTACGGGAGATGGTACACGTCACCTTCTTGCCGAAGTTCGCAGAGCCGTTAAAGGTCTGCTCGATGGCCTCCATCGCAAAGTTGGTGTGGCGACGGTACACCACCTTAAAGAACGTAATCTGAGGGTTGCCCGTCAGATAGATATCTTGAGCGCCGTAGGCAACGAGCTGCATTAGACCACCACCACCCATATTGTCTTATACCTCTGATTCCGAAAAAAATACCGGGGGAATTTGTGCGGACGCAGGTTTTTGCGGTTTTTTTAAAAACCCTACCTAAACGAATCTATATGGTAAGACCATATTGACTATGGCTACCTTTTCATTAAGTGACCTCTTAACCCCTATTCAAGGGTTGTGCGACCCTATTTCAGAACCCCAGACAGATAAACTTACTACATTAGAAGGATACCACAATGATAAAGTTCGTCGTTTTTGCGATAAAAAAAGTATTCTACCTGAACTTAAAAACACACTGGCAAATTTGAAAGAAACGCTTGCCGGGTGGCCTTTTGAGCTACGCTTCAACGACGAGCATAAGGATGCTCTAGAAAAACAGGAAACGTTAACTAAACAGATAAAGGATATAGAATCTGATAAGGATTTACTGAAATATTATCTTGACGCCGGGGAAATTTTATTTGCCCATTTTGATACCCAGCAACGGATCGCCAGTGGTGATAATACTATTGTAGGAGACTCTATTAAGGTGAAAACACCAGCAAACTCGGTATTGTCTTATTTCAAAACACCGGGGACTAATTCGGACGTAGAACAGCCTGTGTTTGTAACCAAGTCTAAAAAGGTTGTTAAACAATCTAAAGCGTCCGATGTTATTCCAGAAACGGAAGGCTTAAGACGTGACAAAGCTTTAGAGAAATACTTATCTATTGTTGAGCCTACTGCTATTAAAACCGGTATAATGCCGGGTTCTGGCATTGAATCCGATTATGGATGTTGCCCTATGTGTGATAATGAAATGCACTTTTCACAAAACGAGGCCATGCTTGGATGCCCGAAATGTGGGTATCAAGATTTTATACTTATTGATTCTGAGAAGCCGTCTTATAAAGAGCCGCCACGCGAAATATCATATTTTGCATATAAAAAGATTAACCATTTGAATGAATGGTTGGCTCAATTCCAGGCTAAAGAAACTACCGAAATTCCACAAGAGATTTTTGACCAGATACAGGCTGAGTTGAAAAAGGAACGTATTTCGGATACCTTGAAACTAAAACCATCTAAACTTCGCGATATTCTTAAGAAACTCAAACTCAGTAAATATTATGAACATGTTGCCCATATTATGAACCGTCTTAATGGAATTCAGGCACCGGTACTATCGCGCGAAGTTGAGGATAAACTACGTTATATGTTTCGCGAAATCCAGCCATCCTTTATTAAACATTGTCCAAAGGGGCGGTCGAATTTCTTATCTTACTCATATGTACTGTATAAGTTTTGCCAATTACTTGAATTGGATGAATTTTTACCGTGTTTTCCGCTCTTAAAATCGCGTGAAAAATTATTTATGCAAGATAAGATATGGCAATGTATTTGTGACGATATGGGTTGGGAGTTTATTAAGTCGATATGATTATTCAAATGCGGGTGTTGCATGCGTAGGTTTTTTACACATCGGACACAACGGATTAGTGAGTAACCATTTTTGGATTGCGTCTCTATCAAATACGTGATAACAGCTTGTAACACTTGCTGTTATCGGGGAAATCGGGTCAAGTGTTATAGAACATGTTTCGCCCTTTTTAGAAGCATCTTCGGCAACTAGCCACGCAATACGTTTAGGAAGCGACTCTGCGTTAGCCACTATATTTGGTTGGGGTTGTGCTTGGATTGGAGGGTAAACAGTCCAAAGGGTAGGGACTGTGTTTGGATCATGTTCCGAAAACCTATCACATGTGAACTCGCCTGCATAAAAGCTTTGTGGAAAGTTCCACTCTGAAGCAGGAAGCTTTTGGATAATTGGCACAGGGCGATTGTTGTAAAATAAATATTCTCCAGCCGCAACACAATTTACGTAATGGGT